GATTTTTGTTCTTCTATTTCACCATCTCCATCATCATCTCTCTGTGTCACTATAATCTCTCTGTCAGCTATAAACATATCACCTCCTTCAAGTAATGGGAAGTCCTCATCTAATAGCTTTCTTTGCTCATTTATTGTCAATACTTCTTTGACATCTATATCTGTTATGTAAGAAATAGGTGGTTCAAAGTGTATCATTAGCTCTTCTGGTTGGTAGTTTAACTCTTTAAATAATAAAGTTCTTATGCCATTTAATAACATATCTGATGTGTCTTTTACAACAGTTGTCATACATAAGTCATACGCTATTCTAATCTCACTTCCTGTATTATTCATCTTGCCTGAACTAACAATACCAGATAAAGAAGGTTGCCATCTGTGTGCAGTTATAATGTTTTGGTCTGTAATCTTCTGTAAGTCTAACCAACTACCATCTTGGTCATCTTTAATTATCTGTACATTAGCAGGTGACGTGTCTCCATTCTTAACAATAAATAATATTTTACCATTGTTACCCTCTCCAACAAATTTCTTTTGTGCTTCTTTTACCATCTTCTTTGCTTCATCTTCTCCCATATCACCACTTATCTCAACGATTGCTGATGGTTGAAAACCATTTTGAAACTTTGTATGATTCCATTTACCAATCTCATAATCTACTGCAACGTGTTCTAGTGCAGCTACATAGTCAGGTAAACCATAAAAATTAAATGTTGGCTCGTAGTCTTTAAAATGTATAATAAATCTATTGTTACGCACTACTGGATATAAAGGTAGTATATTCATCTTCTTTTTCTCCATCTTGTATCTTGCCCAGTCTGGATGTATATATACATCTTTCTTTGTCTTAGACATTCTAACAGTAGTTGCATCTACATGATATAGATTCATACCACCTTCATATAAAACACCTTCTAGGTATGCGTTACCAAAAGTGTAATAGTCATCTGCTAATTTTTTATATACATCTCTCAAAGATTCGCCATCAGCATTGACATCTCTGATGTATGATTTAAGATTATCGTTTTTTGTAACAAACTTAGCACCACTTGTAAAGATTGTCTTTTGTGCTAATACACTTCTATGTGTAGATGATTTTCTTTTTAGCTCTGCTAAATATTGAGGAAATAAATTGTTTTGACCAAAAGGTATAAAGTCTGTATATACTCTGCTTAAGTCTTGTGGTTCTTCAATATGTTGTGGTGTAGCTAAATTAAAAACACCGAACTCAAAAGTATTACTCTTGCTCTTTGTCGATGTTTTTACTTTGCTTTTTACTTTTCTTTGAGCCATCTTTTGTTTTTTCAATTTTTTCTACTACATCAGTAGCTCCTAAAACATCATATAGGTAAGCTAACTCTTCTTGAGAAGCTGATGCTGTTCTTATAACACTCTTAGTGCCATAATATATTGTTACTTTTTTTATTGCTTTATATGTTGCCATAAGTGTGTAAATTTTTAAACTAGATAAATCTAATAAATTTTCTTTACAATCACACATAAAAATATTTTAGGATGACTAAGAGTTTTACAGAGTTACCAAACCTAAGTAATATTTATGTTGTTGTTGCTGTTAAGGCTGCTGTGTCAACTACAAGACCAGCACCACTTGCAGGGTCATATTGTCTTGGTAGCTCGAATTGTCTTGCTAATAAATTGATTGTCAAACCATTTTGGTCTGCATAAGCTGCTCCTGTGCCACCTTCCATACTTGCTAAATTTAAGAAAGTTTGATTTCTAAAAGTAACATCTTCATTTGAGTATTTCTCACTCAAACCTACAACTAGCTTTTCATCATTAGATGTGACTACTATCGCCATCATACACTCATTGAGCATTGACTGTAACTCGTGCATTTTTGTATTATTTATTTGTGGTAACATAAAATTAAGACCACACTCAAATACTGTAGAACCATTTTCTTTAGTTGCATTTACTGTCAACTCAGCAGTTTCATTCTTAAATTCAAAAACAAACCAAGAAGCTGTTGAACCACCACCACTAACAATTTTTGTAACATCATGTTTAGCAGGGTCATTACTAAAACTTACCTCATCAGTTGCTGCAAAACTTCTTAGACAAATTTGTTTAATACCACCTGTGGTCTGTAGAGCTGAACAATCTATTGCTATACCTGTATCTATTGCCATGTTATTATTTTTTTAAAGTTATTAAAAGTAATATGAGAGGGTTTTTACACCCTCTCTAAATTACATAATTATTATATGAATATGTACCACTTATATAGTGAATCAAACATATATTGTACTCCTAACTTGAAGTAACCTCTTACAAACATTTTTTCTTCTAAATCATCATAGAATACTTTAAATGCTGACTCTGGGTCATTTACATCAGAACCGATAGCTAAGTTATCAGTTGCAACATAACATATACCTTGAGTGTAGTTAGTTGTTACACCACCTGCTGTGTTAGCAAATAAACTTGGGTCTGTATCTGCTAAGATAGTATCCCACTCATACATTGGTATTAGAGGTATTCCTCTGTAAGTTACTCTTGTTACTCCATCAATTTCGTTTCTTAACGCTAAATCTGCTGCTTTACCTTCTAATTGTTGTAGGTAAGTGTTATATATTAATGGTGTTACAAAGAATCTCTTTTCTGCTGCTGGAACTTGTTGAAGAGCTGCTGGAGCTTCATCATATAGTTTTCTTAATCCAGTCATAACTTCAGATAAACTTGGCTCATTGTCAGTCGCTGCATTGGCAGTAAATCTTGGAGCTGAACCAGCACCCATCAATTTCATCCAACCATCCATTTGTTTGTAGTCATCAGAAGCTGAAGCAGTGTCACCACCCCAAGCAATTCTTACTACATCTGAACCAATACCAGATACAGTTCTATTTAAGATTGCGTCTGCTAATAATGTTCCTTCTAAATTATTTACATCTACTCCACTTTTGTATAACTCCTCAATGTATGTTCCAAAAAACTCTTTTGAACATTGCTCAAGAGCTACTCTCATTCTTCCTGCTGTTAATGTTTTGTTTTCAACATTAAATGTAGAACCTGTACTTGATGAAGAACAGTCAGTATAAGTTCTAACAATTTTTTTAAGAGCTGCACTCGTATAGACATTAATTTTATGCTTAACATTAGGTATTACTCTATAGTTTTGCAAAATGTTGTCACTTTTGAATACTGGCTCAAAAAACATTTGATTTAAATTAGCACCCTCGTATGTTGCGAAAGTACCTTTTGCTGCTACATTTGCCATTTTTTATTTATTTTAATTAGTGTTTTAATTTATTTTTAATCATTTCTGCTAAACCATTGTAAAACTCTGTGTTAGCATCTACAACTTTATCTTCAACAACTGCTGGTTCAGTATCTTTTTTTATCTCTGTACCAGTAGCTTCTGCTTTATTTAATAAAGTTGTTAATCTTTCTACTTCTTCAGTTAAAGTTGCTTTCTCTCCATTTAAAGATGCAGCTTCTTCTGTAAGATTAGAAATAGTTTCGTTAGCTTCAGATAGTTTTGCTTCAAAATCTGTAAGTTTATTCATAACTTCTTCTTTGTCAGCAATAGTAATCTCAACGTCAGAAACAGCAGTTTCAGAGTTATTATCACCTTTTACCTTAGTAACGATTTCATCGATTTTACTGTTAAACCAGTTTTTTAAATCTTCTGTCATTTTACTACTTTTTAAATTACTATTTAGGATTTTATTTACTTTTTCATTTGTCATGTTCTTATACTGAGAAACATCTGCTTTTGCTGCAACCTTAATCGCATCAGATATTCTATCTATAAAACCATACTCAAACGCTTCTTCAGCAGTCATCCATGTTTCGTTATCCATTAAATCCATGATTTCATCATAGTATCTACCAGTTTTCTTAACATAAATCTCTGCTATTTCGTTACTTATCTTTTCTAGCACTCGTGCTTGTTTCATCATATCATTAGCATCACCTTGACTACTACCCCATGCGTTATGTATCATAAACAAAGAGTTTTCACTCATAACTACTTCATCAGCAGCTAGAGCTATAACAGTAGCAATACTTGCTGCAATACCTTCGATGTATGCAGTAGTTTTACCTTTTCTGTTTTTTATTATCGAGTGCATTGCCATGCCTTCAAAAACTTCACCACCAACACTATTGATATGTAAAGTGATGTCACGTCCATCCAAACCTTTAATGTCATCAACAAACTTTTGTGCTGTTATACCAAAAGTACCGATGTCATTAAAAATATAAACATCTGTCGATGCAGATGCTTCGTTTTTAATTTCGTACCATTTTCCGTTCATACTACAAAATTACTACTGAATTTATTTATTGATACCTAATTAAGGGAAAAAAAATTATGTTGTAGATACGTTACTAGACATTTGACTTTTTCTTCTGTCTTTATATACAATATTTTGTACTTGACTTTCACATATTTCATACTTTATAGATAAGTCCATAAATGTAGCAGTTCTATTACCTTCGTTATGTACAAGCATTTTATCAAAGTCAGTTATTATCATATAGTTTCTTAACCTTCTTTTCTCTACCATACCTCTTTCAACAAGATGTCTAAGTATATCTTTCGTAGTTGGGTCATTACCAAATCTTTTTGTAAGTTCTACAGTTAATGTTTCAATATACTCGTAAATTACTTTTGGTTTATTTTTTAGATTTTTTGGCACGAGTTTTCTTTTTAGGTGTTTCAATTTGCGTATCCCACTCTATATGCATTGTTTTAAAAAATTTAATTACTGCATTTCTACAACCAGTACAATTTACATCTTGTTTATGTGCTGGGAATAATTTATGCCATTCATCAAATAATTTATAAATGCAATCTGCCTTGTGTTGACCAAAACTTAAATTATACTTATCGTTTTCATTAAGTATATCTATAAAATATTTTTGTTTTTCTTTTGAGTATTTTTTTGCTATGCTTTGTATGTCTGTCATGCTACCATTTATCTATTGGACATTTACCAAAAAACTCTTTTGTTAATGCTGCTTTTGCATCAAGAAAGCAAGTGCATTTAGCACATCTTGCTCCTCTATCCCACTTTGGATATTTTAACATTAAAAAGTTTCTGTAAAAGTTACAGCTTTTGCATATATCTAATCTTCTCTGTTTTTCTTTTTTATCAACGAACATATGTTAATTTTTTAAAATCCTGCCTGACTTTGTATCAGACTTACATTATTTTGCGTATTAGTAATATCACTTTCTAATACATATACTCTACCTCCTTGACTCATAGCTCCTGCGAGTCCATTCATTCCAACAGCATTAAACTGATTAGTAGCAAATGATGGCATATTTAATAAACCACCATCTGCAAACTTTACACCACCTCCTGCTTGATTTATAGCAGATAGCTGACTTCTAAACATAGATGTACTACGTTTATTTATTACAGCTTCTCCACCTTCTAATTCTACTACTCTACCACCTACTGCAAACTTCTCACCACCATTGGCATGAGAATTACCATATACCATACCTCCATCTGCAAACTTTTGACTAGCAATTACAGCTACCTGTCCTGCTGTAGCTGCTATGATTGGTGGTATAGCTATACCTGCTGCCACACCTGTTTGAGCTAAAACTTGTGTAACAGCTAAAGCACCATTGATTAATGCTTGAGCTATAGACCTTCTTTGGTCAGC